TCACGTTAAGCATGTCATCCTACGACATGATGCTCAATATGGTCCTCAAGTTCTCAGTGAATTTAGCATTTAGTTGCGATCACGACAAGAATAAGAGCTTCCATAATATTAACAATCTTTAATAGAATAAAAATCTTCCCTGAATAGGAGCGTTTCTTTGTTCTGAGATTTTTCCCGTATACTCCGAAGTAAGCTAATTTGCGTAGTAGGTACGAAACAGGAAAAACCTTAGTTAAACTAACCGAAGGTATAATAAAGTAAAATTAGAATGTTGATAGGCAACTTGATAGTCCTCTCTTCTCTAAAAACCCGATGCCAAAACGGCGGGACTGAAGAGAGACGAAGAAAACATCTTTGGTCTTTTTGAAAGCTTAAAGCACATTGCTTCAAGCTTTCAGAGAAATCAAAGATGCTCTAATACCGTTTATATTTTCATGGCAAACCAAACAACAACACCAAACCAAACCACTATGGGTAACTGCACACCCGGAGCAGATCGTTCATTTTCAATCACTAACAGTGGCACTTTCACTGTTCATGGTGATTTTACTCAAAACATTTCACCTCTAGGTCCTTCTCTTACAGCAAGGACGCATAGACCCGCTGTTCATGCGGCAACAGACCTCACTTACTTAGTTCACTTGTCACTTCGACAATATCACACACCTGAGATTCAAGGTCCAGATTTCTGGAACCTTGATGAGCACGCAGCAGATCGTATTTGGTCCCATTTGGCCGAACACGAATTTAAACGCAAACGACAAATTTTTTATGATAGAGTTAGCACATTTCATTTATTTATGCAATATTACCAACAACATACACAAAAAGCAAAATCGCTTGATCACATTTTTAACGTGGTTAATGCGTTGTGCAATCAAATCAAAGCTGGATCATTCAATCCTTACGGAAATGGTCAAACTTCAGAGGCAGCTAAAACACATAAGCCCTCCGAAGAAACAGCATACGAGCGCAGGCAGGCTCGACGATTGCTAGAAAAATCAACTTTACCACCACAATTTCAGCAGATCCTCAATGAGGAAATGGAGAAATTTGAGGCAAAACCCACACAGAACAATATCAATGACATAAAGCATTCTCGTTCACTCAATTATTTTAGAAGAGACTTTGAGAAAGCAGTATTGGATGAAGGCATACCTATGACCTTCGAGTATTCATTACAAAAGATCGTGTGGATCTTACAAAAACAGGGATATGATGTCGTCCCGTCTCCTGAATCAAATCAAGTGATCAAAAACGCACTTCGAATTTTCTTGAATTCAGGAATTTTACCTCAATATGGTCACCTTAGATCCCGGTTGGATTTAGGCTTTCAATTTGTTGTTCAAAACAAAAAGAAAGGAAAGAAAATTCGAAAAGTTATTTTAAAATATTTGTATTTATTAAGTATACCAGATGCAGTGTATCTGGCCTGTAGTATACCGGCAC